GTGCCCTATGAATTAACCGACGCCGACCGTGAATTCCTGCGCGTCAACCGGATCGATCCCGAGATCTGATGGGTCCACGGGTCACAAAAAGTTTAAGCCCCGCGGATCGCGCACTCGCCGACTTCGTCGCGACCTTCTACGCCGATCCCTTGGGCTTCGTCCAGGCGTGCTATCCGTGGGGCGAACCCGGCCCACTCGCGCAGCACACCGGCCCCGACACGTGGCAGGCCGCGCAACTCGCCGGCATCGGCGCCGACGTCCGCCGCAACGCGTTCAACGGCCACGATCCGGTCCCCGCGATTCGCCGCGTCACGAGCTCGGGCCACGGCATCGGGAAATCCGCCGAAGTCGCGTGGCTGGTCGACTGGATCATGTCGACCCGCCCGTACTGCCAAGGCACCGTCACCGCCAACACCTTTACGCAGCTCCAGACGAAGACCTGGGCGGCGATCCGCGCGTGGACGAAGCTGTGCCTCACCGGCCACTGGTTCCGCCTGACCGACCGGCGGATGGTGCATCCCGAGTTTCCTGAATCGTGGTTCTGCGCGCTCCAGTCCTCCCAGGAGACGAACTCGGAAGCCTTTGCGGGGCAGCACGCGGCCAATTCCACCAGTTTCTACGTCTTCGATGAAGCCTCAGCCATTCCGCGCGTGATTTGGGAAGTGGCCGAAGGCGGGCTGACCGACGGCGAGCCGATGATTTTCACCTTCGGCAACCCGACCCGCAACGAAGGGCCGTTCCATGAGGCCTGTTTCGGCCGGGGCCGCGACACCTGGGCGCCGACGATCGTCGACTCGCGCACCTCAAAGCTCACCAATAAAGACCTCATTGCGGACTGGGAACGCGAGTACGGCGAGGACTCCGACTTCTTCCGGGTGCGCGTCCGCGGCCTGCCGCCGCGCGCGTCGGACCTGCAGTTTATTGATGCCGGCCGGGTCTACGAGGCGCAGAAACGGGACGTCTTTCCGCTCCCCGATGAGCCGCTGATCGCCGGGCTCGACGTGTCCGATGGCGGGTCCGCCTGGACCGTCTGCCGCTTCCGGCGCGGGGCGGATGCCCGATCGATCCCGCCGATTCGGATTCCAGGCGAACGCTCGCGCGACCGCAACCACCTGATTGCGCTCTTGGCTGAGCGGCTCCGCGAGACACACCCCGACCGGAAGATCGCGGCGCTCTTTCTCGATTCCGCCTTCGGATCGCCGATCTACGAGCGCTTGCGCGTGCTCGGCTTCGACAACGTCCACGAGATCCGCTTCGGCGGCGAGTCGCCCGATCCGCATCAAGCGAATCAACGCGCGTACCAGTGGAACAAGCTGAAGGACTGGCTCCTGAGCGGGGCCATTCCCGACGACGAACGGCTCGAGGCCGACCTGACCGGGCCGGGCTTTCACCTCAACAAACAGGATCGCCTCGTCCTCGAGAGCAAGGAGTCGATGGCGAAGCGCGGGCTCGCCAGTCCCGATGACGGCGACGCCTTGTCGCTGACGTTTGCCCAGCCGGTGAAGCCGCGCGTCGTGCATGCGCCAGCGCCGCTGCCGCGGGGCGCGCACGGCTGGTTGGGCGCGTGACGCGTTTGCACTCGGCCGCACCGGTCCGGCACGCTGAACGGTATCCCACGATGACACTCGGCAAAGACATCTGTTCGAAGTGCGGAACCACGGGCCGGTACGACTGCCCGAAGTGTGGCATTCCAGGGCCGTGGACCCGCAAATGAGTTCCAACGCGGGGTTTCGTCCGCAAGAGATCCAACGCCGGAAGTTTCAACAGGCCGTCGCACAGACGCTCGATGCGCAGGCCCAGGCCATTCAAGTGACGCGCGAGTTTGTCGCCGACCTCTCGACACGTCTCGACGCGCTCGAGCAGCGCGTGGCCGCCACGACGGGGAATCACGCTGAAATCCTGACCGAAATTCGGAATGACCGCTACGCGCGCACCTTCCTGGGCCGCCTGCGCTGGCTGGTGACGGGCCGATGAGCGACACCGCCTTGACGCCGACGTGGGCCGCGAAAGAGTTTCTGGTGCACCTCGCGTGGGAGTTTGACCGCCTGCACCCCGTGCTGACGACGCGACCACGGCGCGATCTCGTCACGTTCTCGATTCCGGTCGAGCCGTCCACGCGGTGGCGCCACGACCAGCCGCGCGCGCGTTACGTGATTAGCCAAGCGGCCCGCGCGATGGCGCGGACCCTCAAGCGTCGCCACATTGCGCGGTTTTATGAGGCACCCGTACCGGTCGCGGGACCGGCGGCGGTTCGGGTCAAGTCGAAGAACCTCGGCCTCTGCGCCCTGTATGTCGAGTCTTACGACCTGGTGTCGGGCGAACTCTCGGCCGATTTCCGCGTCCTCGGCGCGCCGTGTCACCGATGACCGAGGGCACCACGATTCTGGTCCGTGTCCCGCGACGGTTTCTGCCCCGATGAGTGACACCAAAACGCCCGACATTGTCCAAGAGGCGCTCGATCGCTTCCAGATCTGCGTCCAGGCCGAGGCGCAGCAACGCCAACGCGAGATCGACGATCTGAAATTTCAGGTCCCCGAGCTCCAGTGGCCCGCTGAGGTCCGCGACCAGCGCACCGCGCAAACGGTCAACGGGATCGCCTTGGCCGCGCGGCCGATGCTTGCGATCCCGAAACTCGATCAGCCGATTCAGTTGGTCCTGAATCAGGAGAAAGCCGCGCATCTCGGCGTCCAGGTGCATCCCTTAACGGAAGAGGCCGACGACGACACGGCCGAAGTGCTCCAAGGGCTCTACCGGGCGATTGAAGTGGACTCGCGGGCGAATCTGGCCCGGAGTTGGGCCTTTGAACGCGCGGTGAAAGCGGGGCGCGGGGCCTACCGGATCCTGAAGGAATACGACGATGACAGCGATCACCCCTCCGACCAGAAGATCGTCATCAAGCGCATTTACGAACAAGGCGCGGTCTACTTCGATCCCGCGGCGAGCGAACCGGACGCCTCCGATGCGGCCGACGCGTTTGTCGCCGATGACATCCCACTGTCGCGGTACCGACGTGAGCACCCGAAGTCCACGCTGGCCAGGTACAGCGATGAAGAGTTCATCGCCCTCGGCAACGAGCGTCCCGACTGGGTGACCGGCGAAGGTGACGGGCGCGCCGTGCGCGTGGTCGAGTACTTCAAGGTCGAGTATCAGACCGAGACCGTCACCTGGGAGGGTGGGACGCGCGAGAAACAGACGCGGGTCGTCCGCTGGTACAAACTGAACGCCGTCGAAGTCCTGGAGGAGCAAGTCTGGGACGGGCGCTACATCCCGCTCGTGCGCACGGTCGGCCGCGAGTTGATTCCCTTCGACGGCGAGAAACGCTCGGTCGGGTTGATCAGTCAGAACAAAGACGCGCAGCGGTTGTTTAACTACGCCGCGAGTGCGTCCGTCGAAATGGCCGCGCTCGAAACCAAAGCCAGTCACGCGGTCGATCCGCAAGCCATTGAGCAGTACGAGACGTGGTGGCAACAGAAAAACGTCCGCAACTTCCCGTATCTGCCGTATCGCCGGTTCGTGAACGGCCAGGACCTTGGCGAGCCCGTCCCGATTCAAGCCGACATGAGCAAGATGCAAGTCAACGCCATGCTCCTGCAGCAGGCGGGCGAGTTCATTCACGCGGGGACCGCAACCTTTGAACCCTCGCTCGGGAATCAATCGCCGAACGTCCGGACCAAGGGTGCGACGCTCGCCCTGCAGTCGCAATCCGAGCAAGCCAATTCGAACTGGCTCGACAACCTTGCCGAAATCAGCATGACGCACGAAGCGCGCGTCGTGCTCGATCTGATCCCGCACGTCTACGATCGGCCGGGGCGCGTCGCGCGGATTTTGGACGGCGAGGACAACCCGAAACAGGTGATGTTCAACGCGCCGTTCACGGTGCAGAACAAACGGCCGCGGCCGCTGCCCCCGGGGATGCCTCCGCCGCCCGACGCCAAGCACTACGACCTGACGAAGGGGCGCTACGGCGTCACCGTCTCGGTCGGCAAGGCGTATAAGTCGCGCGTCGAGCAGGGCAAAGACGAACTCGGGCAACTGTTTCAGGCCGAGCCCGAACTCTTCAAGATTCTCGGCGATATCTATCTGAAGTTTGCCGACTTCCCCGGCCACCGGGAAGCCGCCGACCGCATCAAGAAGATGCTCCCGCCGCCCCTCCAGGATCAGGACGGCCAGCAAGACGCGAAGCTGCAACTCGATCAGGCGAAAGCCGCGCTCGAGCACCTCCAGCAGCAGCTGCAGGCGATGGCGAAGGCGCTCGAAACCGATCAAGTGAAAGTCGACGGCCAGATCACGCAGGCCAAGATCAAGGCGTCGGTCGATCTGCAGAAAACCGTCATGGACAACGCGACGAAGTTGGCGGTCGCGCGCATCACGGCGGCGAAAGCGTCGCTTGATGCCGCGCGGGAAGACGCCGAAGAAGCGCTCGCCTTGAACCAGACCCAATCGCACGAGGCCACGCAGAACGCGATGGATCGCCAGCACGAGATGAATCTGGCCGAGCAGCAGCACCAGCAAGTCCTGCAGCAGGCGCAGCAAGCGCACGAACAGGCGGTCGTCCAGGCGGAACAGGGGCAGGACCACACGCTCCAGCAAGGCGATCAGGCAGCCGCGCACGCGAGCGACGCGGCGGTGCAGCAGGCGGCGTTGCAGCCGGAACCGGATCAGGGCGCGGGCGCATGAACCGGCGCGCCTTCTTCGGATGCTTCTGGCCTGCGGCGGTGATGCCGCCGATGCTGCAGCCATCGGCGCCGGAACACGCCCGCATGATGGTGCATCCGGTGTGCCCGCGATGTGGCGCATGGGCCATGTTCACCGAGAGGGCGCAGGGCAAGTCCGTGACGCATCGCTTGACGGTCGCGTGCGAGTGCGGCTGGGAAGGTGTGTCGCTGCGCGCCGTGCGGCAAACGCCTGAGAACGGGGCGGGCGCGTGAGATCGAAAGTCGTCTGGGGCGGCGCATGAGCGATCACCCCGCGCTGGTCTCGATCAACGAGGCGCGGCAATTGACGGGCGTCTCGCGGCGCACGATTTACTACTGGATGGATCAGAACTACGTGCAGTGGGTGTTCACCGCCGGATCGCAGCGGCGGATTGTCGCGGCGAGCTTGTTTCGGCCGGGCAATGTGACGATCGGATCGGCCCACGGGTCACCAAATGATCCGGCCGTGCCGGAGCCGGCCGCGTGAATCCCTTAGAGCACCAGATCCGCACGATCCTGAGCCGCGTGCATTTGCGCTTCATGGATCGCGTTCCGCAGACTGAAGACTGATTTCACCAGTTTGACCTGACGGGCTCGAGCCG